CACTTATATATAATTATAGTGAATAGAGATAGTAATATATACTCTATATCGAAAACAGGTTGATGTATACCTGAAACCTCAAGCATCAGACGTAGAAACTCTACGTTCCCAGGGTGAAGGGAGAAGGCAAAACAATGGCTAAGACAACTACTAACAACGCATCCGCAACAATCACATCTACTACTTTAGGCATCGCAATCGATACTGGATATGCTTTCGAAGCCGTACTGAATGAGGCATCCGTTACGGATGTTCTTCATACAACGATGATTGAAACGATGTTTAACCAGGTGGTAGTTAACACCGTTCGCACCGGTGCACATGTAACTGAGCATCGGCTCAATCTTATGAAGGAGGTATTCAATGAGTTCTTGAATGCGACTGAAATCAAGTTCGTTAAATCAAATATTGATACAGGTGAAACCATCAACGAGGAAACATTCGTATTCACCGGTATCAACGATAGTTGGGAGGAAGATGCAATCAGACTGATTGTATTACTAAAGAAAGAACGGATGTTCTTCGAAATCACGTTCAAACACGAGGATGGCAAAAGGGGAGTCGTATGCTATGATGGATCCCTGGAAAAGGAATTACTTATCGTTAGATAAGTTAATTCTAAAAGACTGAAAAAGATAAGAACGCACTATTGCCAAGTGCGTTCTTTTTTGTTATAAACATAAAAATTTCATAAAGGTTCTTACATCTTTAGATTTGTGAGATATGAATTCTACTAAGAAATACGGATTACCATTTGTATAATACGTCTTAGCATCTAAGTCTGTTTTCTTAGTTCCTGGAAGCATATTCGGTGCCAAGTAAATAACTCGATTATCTAAAACATACTTTGATACTCCGTCAGCAGCTTTGTTCAATAGCACATCGTTATAGAACATTTCATTGTTATTCAATCCAGTTATATTTTTTATATCATTTGCAGTTACGATGTCCATAACAACTGACTTCAAAGAATTCAAAGCTTTCTCGAATAACTGGATTGCATTAAACTTTGTAATATAGTCCATATTCTCAAGAACCCCAATTTCTGTTTCATATCCAATTGTCTTTCCTAAGATTGCATTGACTGAATACATCTTATTTAGATATTTCTCATGAATGTTATCGCAATTAATCAGAATCACACTTCCTGGATTATTAACAAACAAAACGTCTCCAAGTGTATTATCCCTTATGATATAGAAATATTCATTGGTGGATTTTAGTTTCATATCTTTTATATATGGTGTAAAAATCTTTCCACTATTTTTCAGTTCTTCTCCAAATATGTTATCCATTATTATGCTCCAATCTCCTTAGGTTTACTATACAAATAACCATCCTTAAGACTATTATAAATTTCAGTAAAGTTATTAAAGTCAGACTTATCGAAATCAAATTTAGGTTGTTCAAATACAGACTTATTTCCACAAGCCATTGCATTGACAATTCTCAAATCTCGTTTATTTTTACAATTAATAAACAATCCACGATTATCAACTTCTGGCTTTCTAGATACATCATCGAAATCATGATACGTCAATATACCATTCGGTCGTCTTACTGTTGTGAAATACTCAATGATATCATCATACATTTCTTCATAACCAGCAAAATGGAACCAACGACTAAAGAATTCAATCCAGTTATGTGACTGTAGATCATCCATGAATTGAGCTTCTCTTCTCCATTTGATTTCATCTCTATGAAATCTATTTTCAAATTCATATACCTTTTCTGGAATATTAACATGCCCAATCAATGTCGTCTGTGACATATTAAATTCGGATGTGATTGATGGATACAGAGACTTATAATCAAAGTCATCCAGATTATTAAAGATAGATACTGGAATACCATTGATTCTCATCTTAGAATAATCACTATTATACTTCGGGTCTGCGACAAATGCACCTGGGAATTTTTCTTTCGGTGTATTCTGGTTTGTGTTGTTACCCATAATCATTCCATATCTATAATATGACTTTGCTGCTCGATTCTTAAGATATACAGTTTGACGGTATATTTTTGACCAACGAGTATTATCCAATAATACATTATTGTATGCAGAGTCAATATCATTTACTTTAAACTCTACACAATACTGTACAATTGTATCCATGATATTATAGAATACAAACGTCTCATAATCTTTATATGGCAATTCTGCAAGTTTCGTTGTAATATGACTATAATCAAGTTTCTTTACACCGCAAGTAATCTGTCCGATATAATCCAACTTATAATTCTCAATCGCTTTTTGTCCCTTTCGTCTGGATGCAAAATGAATCATCTGATCAAGATACACAGAATATGAACTAATCTTTGCAAAGTCATTTCTTTCTTCATAATTAAACTTATTCTTCTCATCAATAAAGTAATTTACTTCTTTATATCTGAAATCTGGATGACACATAATATCCTTTGGATTATATCCAAGATTGATAATTCGTTGGATGATATACGGAATATCGAATGCCATGTTCCATGCTAATACAGTATCTGGTTTGATATTGTTAATATAATTGAACAGATGCTTTAATAAAACAATCTCATCTTCTTCATCATAGAAATGAAACTGTACAGTCATCTTATCAATCTTATACTTACAAGCTTGTCTCTCTCCACCAACCGCATCGATTAAGAATTGCCGTAATCGCATATTCAATGATGGCTTATTACACTCTTTTTCGAATTTTTCAATCAATGGATTCTCTTTATTTCGTAATAGAAAAGAATGAACAATCAAAGATTGGTCGTCAATAAATGATACTGCATTAATTGGACATTCACCAAGTTCTACGAAATCACCCTTACAATTAATTGTATCTGCTTCGATGTCAAGAAATGATTTCGACGGTTTTGTATAACTATTCTCATATGAGTTTGCAAACTGAAATCTGATATTATCCTCAATGTCCATATCAGACATCAGAATCGCTGGGTTATAATTACATAACACTTTATTTGCAGCTCGATTTCGATTACGAATGTTTTCAAAGAACTCATTTGTTTTTCCTAATCGTTCTGCAATATCTTTTTGAAGAGATATAAACGGAGTAATGATTCGCTTACAATCTTCTTTCATTGCATATTCCAAAGTATAACTTGGAACTTCTTTCCCATCAAGCAGCATATAATATTCATACTCAGGATTAATTATTGTTTCCAAAAACTTTTCACCTGACCGAATATCTTTGATAATCAAATCAATTGCTGGCGGTAACCATTTTCCATTCGGATCTTTCTTTGGATAATGGTAAATCGTGTTTAATAAAGATAACGGATATCCTTTTGGATATTGACCTATCAAAAAATCTTCTTCGTAATATTTCATATTTAGCCTCCTAATCGTCAACGAACGTAATACGTTCTTTCAATCTATTTATATATTTGTTTTCGTCATTGTAAAAGAAAAAATTATCTCCACAGAATGAACTGTGGAGATATCCAAATAAAATTAACAAGAGGAAAACAAACAAACTTCACAAGAGGAAAATCATGTCAACCAGATTTAAGGTCTTCCAACCTTATTTAAATGTTAACAAATATTAACGATTTATAAGAAAAACATCTCTATAAAATCACAAAGGAGGAAATAACATGGCTATCTTAAATGATGATGTTCTTAAACGAGGCTCTTCTAATAACACTACTTTGTCCACTCAATCTACTACTTCTGAAACTCCTTCAGAATCTACCCCGCCAAAGAGAAAAAGAGGAAGACCTAGAAAAAGTGAACAACAAGCAACAGAAGTTGTTGAAGTGACACCGAATCATCATAAGCAACAATCTGATATTCCTATGTGTCAATCGTCCGAACCATATGAAAGTACTTATGATGAAACGAATAATATGCTTAAATACTCCATTATGCAATTGGATGTATTAGCAAATGATGTTAAGAACGAACTTGATACAATTAGAAAATCTAAGACACTGAAAGGGAAATATCAGTACATTTCTGATTTATGTTCTACTGCAAGTAACTTAGTAAGTTCTAAAATTTCTGCGATAAAGGAGATTAATGCTGTTAAGACGAATTGTCATAAACTTGAATTGCAACGAGTAAAAGACATTAAGAACTCTGCAGCAAACCAACAAGATGATGATAAGTTTATTACTGATATGTACAATGCTTATATTAATACTCCTGTAAATGCTGGTTCCAATCCAATGATGCAATATACATCTTCTAATATTGGTGGGAACATGAATGCATATATGAATGGAGTAAATACTTCTCAAGTTAATGAAGAACAGAATTTCCAAAACTATATGAACAATCTATCACCTGAACAAAACAGAATGATTCTAGGTGACAATCCTAACATTGAAACTGTTGTAGTGTATGATCCGAATACAGGTGAGAAAGCTTTTGAAGTAATTGATTCTAATACAGGTTTATCTGTACCAAATTATCCTAGACCAAATAGTACATTATTAGATGATACAAGTGTTGACATATCTACTGGTATTGCGTCTAATACAAATATTGGTCAGAGTTGGAAAGTTGTTGTTCTTGGAGATATGATAAATAAGTTCTAATTATATACTATTATAATGATTACAATGTAATCAAATAAAACAAAGGAGTTTTGAAAAATGAACGGAATTGACAAAATTGGACAGTGGTTCTTTGAGGATGAAAATCTTTGTAGAAAAGAACCAGTAATGTTATCAGTGGGCGAAGAGTGTTATGTACTTGACCTCGACATCTTTGATGAAGTCAACGAAACCTACACATTTGTTCCTTGTATTGTTGTAAGGATAGACCAGTCTAATATACCTGGTAGATGGTACTATGTATTACAAGCCAAGGACAGTGTAAATGATGAACAACTCAATTCGAACTATGATGCAGGTATAAGATTTTATAAATATTTGGAGAATACATCTCCTTATCTTTATAAGATTAATCGTGTAGAAGATAGATAAGCATTATCTATAGTCTAAAGAAAAAAGAAGGATGAGTCGAAAGGCTCATTCTTTTTTGTAAGAAAAGGAGGTAACTATGGCTTATAGAGAAATTAAGATTCAAGATGTTACTGTAGATACACAATTGAATCGAAATATCACAGTAGCACCATTACATCAAAGCTATGCATTGTGTGTAGAATATATGAAGCATTGGTTTCTTAAAAAGTTTGAAAAAGATTTCTTTTCTTGGATTCATGTTGATGGTAGTCATGTCTTTGGTGAGATTATGAAATATGATAAGAAAACAATTATGTCTCACCTCAGTGACGATAAAGCTACATTAACAATTATACCCACGATTGATGATGATTATAATAGAGATCGTCTTGACCAAAATCTATTCGGACTTGACCAATTTATCAATACAACAAAGATTGATAAAGCCTTCTTTCAAGATCCAATTAATAAAAAGTATATTATGATGCAGATGGATATGATGTTATTAAACTTCACTTATAGAGTAAAGGTTCCATCCAGAGCGATGCAGCTAGACTTACAAAAATATATGAAGTTAGCATTTCGAACAAATCTATCCGAATCTCAAGACGTTGATTTGGACTATGTAATGCCGTATCCAATGATGTTATTTATGGCAAAAGATTTAGGATTTAAGATTAAAGATGACAGAATCTGTGAGCCGATAAAATTTCTAACTTATTTGAATAGTCGGTCTTATATTCCAATTACTTATAAGCGTTCGAATGTTAATGCTCGAGAAGAATACTTTGTTAGAGTAGACCATTTACCGGTACGTTTATTAATTAAAGACGTTACAAAAGATGATGGAAATAAATACGGTCATATTGCTGATGACTTTAATATTGAAATGCAAGTAGAAGTTCGATTTCCATCTATGCAATTATATGTATACTTTACAAAAGAAGAATTTACAAGTATTGCTGTTGGTAAAGAAGCTTATAATATCGATAATACATTAATGATGTCACTGCATTATTATGATGATCCACCTGCTGTAAATGATCGTGGTTGGAAGTTAACAATTAATGCTCAATGGGAAGAAGATAAACCTGGAGAAATCAATATTGATTTGAATGAATTGTTTGATGGTGAGATATCTCAGATTGCAAATTACCTTACATCTAAATTTATTTCTCCTAGTACGTTTATAGATATACAGATATATAGTAATGGAATGAAGCTAAAAGATGTTAATATTGACTGGGGAAGTATGAAACTTTCTGCATTTAATCCTACCGAAAAACTAATATCAACCTTAGCAATTTATATTGACCTTGAATATCTGAATAGTGTAAGAGTAGAGAGTTATGGTAATAAGTCTAGTAAAGTTATGCCCAGCGACCCTAATAGGTCTTACTAAGAACTTTATTATAAATTACTAAAAGGAGGTCGGTATAATGCTTACATATGGTGATATAATTACACGTCAAAGAAATCTTCTATCTGGAGAACCAAAATGTAATATCAATGTTAATCAAGTATATGAATCATTAAAAGAAAACTATTCATATCAAAAGGCTAAACTTGTATTAGAAAATTGGACTGGATTTAAGAATGAAGATATTGCTATTGACAAAGTATTAGAAGTATTCACAATCATTGCAGATAATGACAATGATTCAAACATCAGAAATGCTTCTAATATTATTGAAGGTAAGATTATCCCAAAATTGCGTAATGCTAAGCAAACAAACAAACTGAATCATTATAAACGTGGTTGGATTAAACATAGACATACAGCTATGCTTAATGATACAAAAGATAATGAAAATGCAGTTTCAAAAGCGAAAGCAAATGGTGGATATCTCGGAAATTCACTACATCCAAATAGAAAGTATAAGCGAGATATTTATGGTCGTAAGATGGGAGAAGTCAAAAAATCAAATGGAGATGAGAATAAGCAGTCTGAATCAGATACTGAGAAAAAAGATGTTGCTACAGAATGTTTTGATAGATTCATACATATTGCATTTGTAAATGAGCAATGTGATAGAGTCTTAACAAATCATTCTAAACTCACGAAACGATTCAATCTCGATAATATGGTTAGAAAATGTCCATTATCAGAAGCAGCATTAAAAGATTGTGTGTATAATATCTGTAATTTAATCAATACATATGAATCTGCTTTTGGTGTAAGATATGACATTGCATTGGAAAATATCATGTATTTAATGTCAAAAAACTGTGTTCCTGTGGACAACAAATTCATTCTTGAGACAGTTACAGATTATTTTTTAATGACAGAATGTAATAATGAAGAAACAGCTGATGCAAAACTTCATGATATGATTTATATTATAGAAAATTCTAAATTCTTTAGTCCAGAAGAATTAAGTATTGTATCTTATCTTTATGAAGATGAACAAGCCATTATCGAAGCAGTAGAAAATGAAGAAGATATTGAACAGATTCCTTTGGAAGAAAACAAAGTTCATGATATGTTCATGAAATATAAGAAAAAGAAAATAGTTACAATCAAAAAGAAGAACAAGTTAGAGTCATTAAAAATCAAAAAGATTATTCATGACTTTAAGAAAGAACACAATAAATCAATTGAAAAGTTTAAGATTGCAATTTCTAGAATCTTTGTGAATAGTCCAGAAGGAATTATCAATGAGCTTCCTGATATTTTCGAGTTTGTAAGACTCGGTATTGTTCTAGGAGGATTTGCTATTAATCCAATTCTAGGTATTATTACTTTAATCACTGGGTTCTTTTTAAAGATGAAAGTAGCAAGAGAAAGAATGGAAAAAGTATGTGAACAATACGAAAAAGAACGTGACCGTTATAAGAAGAAAATGAATGAAACTGATGATGAAAAAAAGAAAGAAAAATATAAAGCCCTATATAATCAATATAAGAATGATCTATACAAACTAGAAAGTTATAGAGACAGTTTGTATACAGAAGCAGAAAATGATAAACGTATGGAAGAGAAATATGCAAAAGAAGCTGAAGCAAGTGGTGATGATTTCGACTTTGATTTCGATATGGATTTCAACTTCGATGAACAAGCTGCTATTAATTATACTGAACTGTTATCTACTCTTTATGAACAATTGTCTTATACAAGAGGAGATTTAATGGTAGCGATTTCTAATAATATCAAGAATATGGATAGTGATGATATCTATAATGTAACTGAAGCTATAAAGGTTTGTAATGATATAGTAGATTGTCCAAGATATATCACAATTCTTGAAAATGAATTAGAACGAGTAAGAAATAATAAACAATCCTCTTTCATCGCATCTCTTCAAAAAATTGATACAATCAAAACTTGTATTTCTGATATCAATAGTGTAAAGTACAATAGTCTATTAGAAACAGCATATATATCTAATGATACTGACTTACCGGATATAGAAACTGTATATGAAACAATGAAATATAAATATGATATTATTGATGATATAATTGATTATATAGCAGAATCAAAAGATGAAAAATCTGGGATGTCATTCTTAAGTAAAGTAAAAATTGCAGGAGAAAACTTAAGACGTTCTATGCTAAAAGCAAAGGATAAAGATAAGCAACTTAGTATGAAGTTAGATAGTGAATTGAATCGAACAATGAAATCTGCTAAGAAAGCAATGATTAGTGATAGTAGAGAAAGTATTATTCGAGGTTCTTTTTTACCTTCTGCTTCTAAATGTATCCACCTTGCACTTGCAAGTGGAGTAGTTGCATTGTTTAGCCCTGTTGCAGCTGTAGTTGCATTGATTGGCTTTATTGGTTCGTCTAAAGTATTAACTGAAAAAGAACGTAATCTTATACTAGATGATATTGATATCGAAATCAAAATGTGTGATAAATATCTTAAAGCTGCCGAAGATAAAGATGACTTAGTTGCAGTGAGAGAAATTATGAAAACAAAACGTGACTTAGAAAGACAACGTGCTAGAATCCTTTATAACAAGAATTATATCTTTAAAGGAAAGAAGCAGTATGATATGCCAGATAAGTCTAGAAAAAAGAACAATGATGATGATTGATGGAGGTGATAAGAATGGATTATCTAGAAGGATTGAGAAGTATCTTAAACGAAATTAATGTCGGTTCTGATCAACCACCTGCTGATAATACAACCGACGATTCTGAGGATGATGGAGATCAGAATTTTATGGACGACAGTGGTGGAGATGATACTACTACAGATGCTCCAGAAGAAACCACTGATGATTCTGTAGATGATGATGGTGACCAAAACTTCATGGACGACGGTGGTGGAGAAGACAATGGAGAAGATACAACACCTCCAACTGACGACACTACAGATGAAGATGATGGGGATCAGAATTTTATGGACGACAGTGGTGGAGATGATACTACTACAGATGATACAGCAAATGCTTCTGAAGAAACCACAGACGATTCTGGGGATGATGGTGACCAAAACTTCATGGACGATGGTAGTGGGGAAGACACCGGAGAAGGTGGAAAAGACGATGCTTCAGGCGGTGATGGAGGAGAAGAAACCACTGATGATTCTGAAGGAGAAAATAGTGAAGAATCCGAAGAAAGTTCTGATGAAAACGGATATGATATTAATAAAATTGAAGAGGAACTTTTCTCTAGTCTAACCCCTGAGCAAATTGCAATCAAGAATCATGAATTAAAGAATCAATTTATCGAATTATATTCTATTATTGGAAGTACGTTGGTTCGAATCAATGACATTTCTAAAACAAATGATAATATCAATGTATTAAAGTTTATTACAGAGAAACTATTGGAACTAAGAGAAATGATTGACTTTAATATCACTACAGCATATCAAACTAGAACCTATATCGAAAATAACATCATCTATCAACAGTGTATTGCTACATTAAATGCAATTGCAGAAATCATCGATAACATTCCGAAATTAGATGGAAGAGATAATTCGGAAGAGGAAGAAACTGAAGAAGATAAGAATGGTATCCCAGTAGATGACGAGGACGAAGAAGAAGTTCATGCTTTAAATATATCTGACACGACATCTGGTAGTACTTATCAGGAAGAATCTGCGTTCAATTCCTTATTTTAAATTTATTAATGGAATATCATAACAATATAATAAAATAGTGAAGAAAATATGTTGCTTACACTATTATTTTTAATAACAGCAATTATCATCTCTAAACATTTATAAAATTAATATTCCAAAAGGAGGATACTAAATATGCCAGTAATCGGTAGTACAACAAGCCGTAAACCTGGTTCGTCCGGTTATTCGCACGACCCAATGGCGGCTTATGCTAAAGAATTTTTGAATCTTACCCAGTCTTTCCTTGAAGAGGCAAGATTGGATTTATATGAAGAACCTTCTAAGGTTTTTAGAACTCCGTTGACAGATGAAACTGTAAAGAATTTCTTTATGGAAAATTCTGCTGACCCTCGTGGTATGACAACTGAAGAATATGAAGACCATATGCTTATGATGGAACAGATGTATGAAAATGATAAGACAGCTGTTCTTGAACACTGTGGTATGGGTCAGTATAACCCAGTTATCGGTATGACTTTCCCAATTCATAAGAACATTATGCTTAATAATATCTTTGATAAGGGTGCTATTCCGAAGTTTGTTGCTGAAGCACCAAGATTCACTGTTTCTATGGAAACAAGATGGATGATTGATCCTGAAACTGGTGAAAAGATCGATATGTGGAGAGAACAATACAAGATGACCGATGCTATTGATAAAGCAGCACCGTTGAAGTCTATGTATTTGCCACTTCCTGAAGCAGAAAACACTAATATTCTGGAAACTATGTTCGGTGTACCGGAAGATCAGAATAACAATCTTTCTATCGAATCTCATGTTTCTGGTCTGGTTGGTGCAAGAGTTGTATATCCAGGTCAGACCGTTCAAATCGTTGTTAAGAACTCTGACGCTGCTACTGCTCCGGCAACTGTTACTTACACAATCCAGAATTACACAAACACTACAGCACAAGCATATGTAATTCCTACTGATACCCCAACTGACTTAACTGCTCAGCTTCCTAAGGTAGAAGGCACAGTAACTCAGACTGTAACTGGTGCTATCTTTAAGTGGAGAGGCCCGTTCGCTCCAGCTTACGGTGGTTATGACCGTCAGATTTGTGAACAGTATGCTCTTCCAATTGTAAAGCAGGTAGCTGCTGGTACTCTTCCAGGTACTTGGAAATTGACTGTAGAATTGGCAGATGGTACTACTCAGGAAATTGATAATACCACTGATGAAAATGCAATTCCAGGTCAGTACAGAACTGTAGGTTTCGTTTCTGGTTTTGCTAAGGATAATAGATTCGGTATGACATCTTCTAATGCTAAGGTTGCAGGCGTTATTCTAACTTCTAGAATTGATACTTCTTCTGCAATGCTGAAGACTGCATCTGCTACTTGGAGTGTTCGTACTGATATCATCGAAATCCCGAATGCAGTTCCGATGAACGTAACCATCAGCCCTGAAGAAGTTAAGGATATCGCAGCTCTGTATCAGATTAACCAGTTGACTAAGGTTATGTCTTTGATGAAGATTTCTTTGGCTAACTATAAAGATGATAAGATTAGAAGATATCTGGATAAGAGTTTCTTGGAAATGCCAGATGATTCTAAGATTGCACGTCAGTTTGACTTTGCTCCGTCTAACAACTATGCTTTGGATCCAATTGAATGGCGTCATAAGACCTTTATGGATAGTCTTGATACTCATGCTACTCAGTTGCTCCATGTATTGAATGACCCGAACGTTACATTCAATATCATTGGTCGTGATGACTTGATTAGAAAGATTACTCCTACTGATTATACATATCAGTCTCCGTCTTCTATTGGTCCGGTTCAGCTTGACTTTGTTAAGACAATCGTTACATCTGATAAGAGAACTTACCAGTTCATTAGTTCTGATAAGCTTCGTGATTGTAACAACCTGATGATTATCGTTTGCCCGAGAAACTCTGAAAGATTCATTTATCGTATTTATGATTATCAGATGTATTTGAGCAACGAAATCAGAAACATTTCTAACCCAGCACTGCCAGCTGTACATGCATTTGAACGTTGGATTATTAAGGAATATCAGCCGGTTCAGGGACGTATCCGCATCTTGAATCCGACTGGTCTGCGTAACTATGGTACAGATTATGCATTTAATAATGATCCAACTGGTCGTGGTGATGGTGTAAGAAGCATTGGTAAGAACGATTTCAATATCGATGCTATCTAAGTGATTTTTAATTCATATTAATTCAGTCTTTATAATCGCCTAGTGTCTTGATTAGGCACTAGGCGTTTTTATAAGTGAGAAAGGAGGATAACATGATTAGACAAATTTCTTATGACTTTAGTGATTTTGAATTGGCATGTGCTGAAATCATTGATACAGATGGTAAGAAGGGTTTAGATAAATTAAAGAAAGAACTTAATAAATTCTTTAAAGATGGTAGATGTCGAGAAGTATTGTTCACTCGTTCAGATAAAATGTTCTTTGGTATGTGTGTATACCCTCATGTTACAAAAGAACTTGTTACAGAAATTCTGCAAGATGATAAGCCTGTAAGATTCCATGAATTCAGTATTGAAATTGACTCTAAGATTCTTCATCCATCATTGCAAATTTCTCCTAGAGAAATGACTGCAATGGTATTGCATGAAGTTGGTCATATTGTTAATGATACTACGCCTGTTGATGAAGTTAGAAAAGTAATCGCTTTGCAACTTACGAAAAATGGTGATTCTTTGAATATTCCAAAGACTGCACAGTATTATACAATTCTAAGTTATGGCATTAAAGATACTGTAAGAAAACTAACTTCGATGCTATATGTATATAAAGATAGCGAAGTACTTGCTGATGAATTTGTTCATATGTGTGGGTATGGAGAAGAACTCAATTCTATCTTCAATAAGATTTGTAAGTCTGGTATGAGAATTAATGATACTTCTGTAAATAAACTAACCTCTTTAGCATGGACATTATCTGTATATAGACAGATTAAGATTAAGAGAATTCCTGCATTACGGTTATTAGATAAGATGTATAAGATTTCTGGTTCACAATTAGAAAAACGTGAAATGGAAATCATGACCAATGCAATCAATACAATTGATGATTCAAATATTGAAGAGAGTTGTGATTATACAAATCATGATAATTACTTTGTATTCAATGAATCTAAGTCTGAAGTCAAACAAAGTAAGTATGCTCAATTAAGAAAGAATGCTGCTATAAAAAATATAAAAAAATTTGAGCAAGACCTATATGAATATAAAATGCGTATTCGACATGTATCAGATGAAGATGATGCATACTACCTTATGAGAATGATTAATACTCGTATTTCTGTAATTGAAGATTTTCTAGATCATGAACGATTAACAGAAACAGAACATAAACGCTGGTGGGCATTGTTAGAAAAGTATTATTCACTACGTGATGAACTAGCGAATGTAACTACTTATCGTTACGATTATAGTAATAGTCTTATTGTTGTAAAATACCCAGAGATTAAACCTGGTCGTATGTAACAAAAAACAACTACATTCTGAGAACATAGTTGCTTTTCGGTAAAGGATACTGGAATCCAGTATCCTTATACCTTTACAATTTTAAACAATCGGTTTAATTCCAAGAGCAGCAATTTGTGCTCTTAAACTTTCAACTTGACTATTTAAAACTGTATTCACTGTAATCAAATCATTCACATTAATGAATGCTTGATTTACATCTGGTTGACCGCCATTAGAAGAATTTCCAGTTAATTCTTTAACCTTCTCTAAGAGTTCCTCTGGAGTCTTTAAGTTATAGGCTTTCGCCAATGCTTCCACTGCCAGATAAACTGTTTGGTCAGTTGGATCTTTGTCACTTTGCTGAGCAGTATCAATTTCAGCAAATTTGACAATACATTTCTTAAAGTAATCAACATATTTGTAGAGAAGATCCTGATCGGTGAAAACAGTATATCTCTTAACATAATCACGACATTCACAATAATCATTAAAGTCGTTTTTCAAATGATCAATAATACTGGAAATTGTATAGTTACATTCATTGCAAGCATACATATCATTGATAATTCTAGAGATTCTGGTTGTCATTTCGTCCTTTGATAATTGCATAATAAAACCCTCCTATAGGTCAAACAAAAATTTAGAGGATAACTAACGTTATCCTCTTCGTACACATCAATAATATACAATACAAATATTATTTAGTCAATCTAAAATAGACTTGTTCGGTTTCCCATTAAAAGTTCTTCCGGTAGAACCTGATGCTTTACTCTGATCTTCTTGAATTGATTGTGTTTGACTAGTTTCCGATGGAGAACTATAATCAGTTCGATTCACTGGAGTATCTCTAAGCATCATAAATGTTAAAGATGTGTTTGCATAATTCAACATATCTAGCGTTGATAATACATAATACATTCCTTTAAAAGTTTCTACTGATATTTGTACAGGTTCCGGTGTGTTCAAATACATATTCAAACACATACAATCCCCAGATTCTTTCTTAAAGATTCCTGGTGATATCTTTATGACTTTATCTAATGGTAATTTTATTACAAAGCTCTCCTCATTTGTAATATAAAGACCATTGTTCAAATAAGCATAAATATGTGATGAACCGGATTCAAACCAAGTCTTTTTTGCTCGATCAAACATATCTAACAAATCAAACATGTTTTCTGGATAAATACAAATCTTTTCTGTTTTACCAGTTCGTCTATCATCTATGAAAAGGTAATAGCTCAAACTACGCCGTATCATAGTATTACAACTAGGCTCTGACTTTATTTTAAATTCAGAACAATTCGAATAGACTTTATTATTAACTCGAAAAGATGCGATTACATGAAACACAATCTTGATATCTTCATTGATTGTATAAATGATATCATTCATGTACATATAATCTGATTGCATATTACCACCACCTTTTCACAAATGTAAAGTCTGGTATTACCACCAGACTTTATTTCCATTTTCATCCATCCTTTCAAACGGCATTCCACCATGATTTATTAATCTGTTATACATCACGTTAAAAGCTGTATTCTTCAATTGTCTCACTGTGAATACAATCTCTTTTGTGTCTAATGCATACTTGTCAAACATTGGTAAAGACTTCTTATAATAATTATAGATTGGCTTTACAGAAGTGTCAACCAAATCTATATAGAAAGAATTGTATTGTCTTGTTCTACCAAATCGTTGTTGATTCTGTGGTAATGACTTTGTTGGTTCTGCCATATTAACACAAACCATAAGATCACTAATATCTAAGCATGCTCCAGCAGACTTAGAAGTAGTCAGAATGATTGTATTATTCTTAGCAGCTTCTTTATCAGGATTAATAGAAGTGTAGATACCAATATCATCTGCATACTCAGAATAATTATATCGTAACCAATTATAAAAGAACACAATAGAATTGTTTGTGGAAAAGAAGAATAACTTCTTTCCTGGAATCTTACTAATCATATCAAGTACGATTCTAGCAATATAGTCAAAGTTTTCTTTCATAACAAGAAAGTCACAATAAGTCATCTTATTAAACCCATGTGTTGTTAAACAACTTGACAATTCATTGTTCGAGATGCCACTTTTATACAACATTGCAATATAATGCGTATGTGGATCAGATTCTGGGTCAAATAAAGATAACATTGGGACATTACAAAAGTAATTCTTATAGATTCGATTCTGTGCATCATCACCTCTTGACGGAGTTGCTGACAGATACAGAGTCTTATAGACTGGGGAAGCATAATCTATATTACAGATATTCTCAAAATTTAGATGTGCTTCATCTATAATCTTAAGTCCAATCCCCAAAGTCTTAAATAAGTCATCGATACGATCCCAGCTATTATTGCTTGCATAAGATAATAGTGTATCATGAGTTACCATATACACTTTATACTTGTCTTGATTAAATTTTTGTGATAGTATTTTATCAATCATCTTAGAACCAGATATAAATAATATCTCAGAAGATATTACATTGGTATGATATAGATAACTATCTTTCCATTGATTCAACCATCCAACTGAGTTTGTTATAATAACTGTCTTTACATTCAACAGTGCAGAGTAAACAATCCCTAAATATGTCTTACCTGCACCTGTATTCAATGCCAAAAACAATTGATTATATTTTTTCGTATAACTGTATTCTCCCTTACCAGATAAAAACTTAAGTGCTAACTCTTGTTTCTCATCTTTTGGTGGGAACTTAATCAATATCTGATTGGAATTTGTTGCTGGTTTGTTATATTTGTTATCATAAAAAGCATAACTACCAACAAGTCTTTCAACCTTTTTGATATCGATTCCTCTCGGAATTGTATAAGTCTTTTCTTGACGATTGTATACACTTCCGATTGTCTTAAACCTGAAATAAGCTTTATCCCATAAATCAAACATTTTCTCTAACTCTGGGATATCATTTTGCTTATAGTTGTTAATCACGATTTTGTTATGATAAACAACAATCTTACGGTTATCCATATAATATTCACGCTCCTATATAAAACAGGACTACTCCCAATAGAGAGTAGTCCCGAAATTTTTAATCACCCATATACTTAAACAACTCATCTGATGTCCCCTGAGATTGAACAACTGGTTCATTTGCAAGGAACTTCTGTGGCTGTACCATATACAGTAAATCATATCCTGAAGGTTCATGCTTCTTGAAACTCAATGGTGAATATAACATTCTGGCAATATCCTCAGATTGAAGAGATATAGAAATACTTGGGTGAGTGGCAACTGATTTCTTCAATGTGAGAATCTTATAATTCTGATTATCAGGAATTGACCAATCTGGAACTTCAATAATATTATCAATCGAACGAAGTTGATTCATAATAATTACTTCCAGATGAACACTCATGATATTATCAAGACCAATATCATTCAACTTATTACTCAATGTTTCCAAGAATGTTTCGGCTGTATAATTATCTGTATTTGCCTTGAGATTGATAATATTGATAACAGCTTGAAGTCTTTCAGACATATCATCATTATGAATATTATTCAAGTCGAACAAAGGATAATCAGGACCAATAATATTGTTTACTGGAATAACGATATCTTCATCTACTGTATTAATATTCTTAAGTTTCAGATATTCCAAAAGCCAATCACTCAACTGGAAGTTATCAAGATTTGATGAACGAATTGGATAATCTTCTCCAGTAGATTCATTTCTAAGATAAAATACATTTACATACTTTATCACATCTTCAAAACTTGTATCTACGTCATCATCGTTTTCGTCGTTTTCTACAGAAGCGAATATTTCTTCCTGAATGTCTCCTTCTCTGATGACAAACTTCCATTTCTTTCCATCTCTGAATTCCGGATTAATATAAATTGTACCGTCATCTAATGTGATAAGACGTTCAATTTGTTCCTTCGGAAGTACAGTTGTATCAAAAGTCACTTCATTAATCTTAGCTTCAAGAAGATGTTTTGCAGAGAGCATCATCTGAGTCAATGGTTCAGTAAGGTTCGTTACACTATAAATACCAATGTTTACAGCTGGTATAATATTGTATAACTCACCCATACATTTTCTACAAATACCAAGTCCCATTGCTGCTGATTTACACTTAATCGGACTTCTAAGATATATCTCTTGTCCAATAAGATCAGAATTCTTCTTTACGATATTATATACATCGCTTGTCCGATATTCCATCCCTCTTGGGTTAGTGCGGTAATATCTATCTGCAATCTTTCTCAATGCAGTTTCATCTGTAACTTTATATTTCAAGAAGTTACGAGTTCCACAATCAAAATACGGGTCGATTGTATTCGTATACGGTTTTGTATACTTCTTTGTTCTAGAACAATTTAATATCATAATTCTACTAAACTGTCCAGAACGAGCAGTATTTTTCTTTGACAGAATCTGTGCAATTCTAGCAATCAAAGATTCAAGAATATGAAATGCAACATTATTAGCACCACCACTAATATAATTCGTGTCTACTACATATGGGAAAATACTTCCTTCCCCATTCGGTTTGACACCAATATTAATATACATTTCACGAGCTTGTTTCGGTTTGACACCTTCTTTTGCCCTAAAGGCATCCGATAAACAATGGTCTCTACCAATATATTGTTTCGCATTAACGATATAATCAATTAATCGATTCATATCTTTTAATGCTTCAGCATTCATCTGTTCTGGTGGGAACTGAGAATAATAGTGATTTTTATGTCTGTCCATAATTTCTCTAAATCCTGGACAATTGTTATACATAAGAATGAAATCTTCATTGTTAATGGAATTGTTGAAGAACCATGCAAATCCATCTACAAACTTAAGATTTCTCAGAGTATCATAGATAATGCGATTCAGATTATGAATAATCATAATGTTATTGTCTTTACCACAACGTTCTCTTGTTGGGATAATCGCAAAGTTATCAATATACTTTTTGATATAACTGTTAGTAATACCAGCCTTATTGAAGAAAACATGATACGGTTTAATTCTTTGACCAGTCTTAATAACAAATTGCCATACAATAATGTTTATGAGAGCATATGCTAGTGGTAAAATAACTATCATATTGTTCTCAAATACAAATTGTATCTTCGTGTTTTGTACTCTCGGAACCTCAATGTAATCCAAGAATACATCCTTCAAATCTTTCACATAATCATCAATGGTTTCTTCATTAATATCAATCGTATTGATTGAAATGGGATTACCATTAATGACTGGTGTAAACACACCATAGTCGTACACTGCGAGTGCGTTCATAATTTTTCTACCTCCTATAAAATACATTCTTTATAGTAATAGTTTTCGGGCGAGTCAAATCCTATTACTATCTTAATAGTATACAGAAGAAAAAGAAATTGGTCAGTAGATAGAACTACTGACCAACTTTTACTTAACTTAGTGACGAGTTTTACTCATTTCCTTCGGCTGTAGTTTAGGAGTATTTACATGCTTCTGTCCTTGACCAGAAACATACATACGCTGACCTTGTCTAGCAACAATCTGTGCCTTGTTTGCATACTTCTTCTTAATAGCAGCCAGTAACTTACGTTCTTGAATACGATTCTTTACAAGCTTATTCCAAAGTGTATCATGATTATCTTTAGCCAACTGTAAAGCAGCCATACCAGTACGACGAGTCAAGTCATCATTCTTATTCAACTTTACAATTGTTCTACGACTAATCTTCTTTGCTTCCATAAGTACATCTGCTTCTTCCAAAAGTTCACGCTTTTCAGAATCAGAATCTGCATAGTGGTCATCATAGAAGAATGCTTCTTGCAATTCATCCATGTTTAAAGAAACTTGTGTTTCTCTCAAATCCTGAGAGAGTCTTTCATTTGTATAAAGTCCCATAGGATATATCCTCCTTTAAAAATAAAATTTAATTGCAATTAAAGTTTATTGTATTTTACATACTAATCCCAGTCTTTTATATAATTGTTATGTTTTTAAAGCATGAATAACAATCTGATAAATAATTAATAAGATTACGTGTTGCGTAGTCTGAGAGAATATTGGAGGTAAATTAAAAATGGATATCACACAAATGGTTAATAGCCCAACCGTAGACGTATACAAGAATGAGATGTTAGATGCTCTTAAACTGTCATTTCCTGGATTGACAGAGTCTGATTTAAGAGAAGCTATTGATTATTCTATCGTAAAGAGAGGTAAGGACAGCAAAGCATATCTGGACAACAACTACAAAAAAGTAAAAGAGAAAAGAACTCTGTTTGAGATTACAGATTATATCATTCAAAGAGAACCGATTATCACAGTATCCGGTATTATGTTTAAAAAACATGGTACTTGTCCGAATCCATTCGTAAGATTGATTCAGGAGTTTCTGGAACAAAGAGGAATCTATAAAAAAACAATGTTCAAGTATCCGAAAGGTTCAGAAGAATTTGAAAAGTACAATATTCTTCAACTTTCGGAAAAAGTTTCTGGTAATGCAATGTATGGTGCATCCGGTAATCATACAAGTGTCTTCTATAATCTTTATGTAGCAAGAAGTATTACTATGCAGGGTAGAAGTTGTATTGCAGCAGCCATTATGTTATTTGAAGCTACAATGGCGAATAATGTAAAACTTCTCAGTTTAAACGATGTTGTTACATTTATCAATAATGTAAGAAGAGAACCAATTGGAAAATATCCTGATGAGATTATTCTTGATAAAGATAAGTATGTGACAGCAGAAGAATGTTTCTTTAAAATTTTATATAGTTGTGGATTCTATTGGATTCCGACCGAAAAAGAAATGACTCTGATTTGGGATATTATTAATCAATGTAATCAACATGAGTTGAACAAGTTGTTTTATAAAAACAATCTATTCTGGTTTGTAGATAATAGTGTCGTAATGAATAAAATTTTGAGTATTTTGTCTACTCTTGATGCACCATTTATTGACCCGAATGAACCACCGGAATCTATCAAAGGAATGATGAATGAATTATATGATATGATATTTGAATGGGTTTATTATGATAAACAATATATGGATAGAATCGATAGAACTGAAAATATGTATCGTTGTGTATCTATGCTTACAGATACAGATAGTTGTTTCATTTCATTTGATGGATGGTATCGTTATATTCTAGATAAAACATTCAATATCCCAATGAAGATTAAAGAGCTTGAAATTGAAGAAAAAACTGGTGAAGTGAAAGAAGCTTTTGATATTTCATATGACTATGATTTCTATACAGATGAAATTATTGAAAGTCAGAATATTATTAGACCTGATATCATTACACCTCAAGTAGGATTCCGTTGTAGTATTATCAATATTCTTGCTAGTATTATGGGAAAACTCGCAATTGACTATATGGGTAAATATTCCGATAACTCTAATTCTACAACTTGTTATGACGGTTCAAAGCGTAAGAGTTTCTTCATTCTTAAGAATGAATTTCAACTTAAGCGTGCTCTTATCACAGATGGTAAAAAGAACTACTGTGCATATCAAGAAAGACAAGAATCCAATATCATTCCAAAAGAAAAAGCATTATCAATTACAGGTATGCCAATTAAAAAAGTTGGTGTTCCGGAATCTACCAAGATTAGATTACAGAGAATTTTACTTGACCAAGTACTTGATAATCCTGGAGAAATCTCTCAAGTAGAAATTGTAAAACAACTAGCTGTGTTGGAAAAACAAATCATTGAAGCAATCGAAAATGGTAGTAAGGATTATTTCAAACCTGAAAGAATTAAAGCATTCAGTGCATATGATACTCCGATGAGAGAATCTGGTATTAAAGCATCTGTTGCATTTAACTTCTTGAAAGATGATAATATGGAAGCAATTGACCTAGATCAAAGAAACAGTATTCTGAATATCAAAGTAAACATTGATAAGAAGAATGTTGATGGGTTGAAAGAAAAGTATCCACAGATTTATGAGAAAGCAGTAGAGCTAATGACTACAAAAAAAGAATTCGCTAAGGGAATTACAGGTATTGCAATTCTTGATAATATGCAAGTTCCAGAATGGGTTAAAGATTATATTGATTATGCGACGATTGTAAATGATAATCTTCGTTCATTCCCATGTGAAGCATTAGGTATAGACCGTATTGAAAATAAGTATATAAACTATACGAATATTTTGAAGTTCTAAACAAAAAAGAAGAATGGATGTAGAGTCCATTCTTCTTTGTTTGTCAGATTCCGAAACTACGAGTGTCAGTCGTTTTGATAGTTTTGGATCCATTGCCTGCTGCAGCATTTTCAAAGATGCTGATAATTGTTGTGATGGAAATATGGTCATACCGGTAATTCTCAATATATTTTCTACCGGATACTTCAACCAATTTTCTCATCGCAATTGTGATGAGCATCAACTGAATGTCGCCTTCTTTTTCGATGATTTCTTCCGCCACATTCTTCGCTTGCCATTCTGCATCACATACGTCAATGTGTTCGAATCTCTTAAAGATGTTGTTAAAGTTTTTCATAATAAACTCCATTCTGGAACATAGTGAACTATCAATATAGGTTTGTTCCAATAACCATATAATGATATTGCACGTTCTAAATAGACCTTTCTAAGGATAGTCATAGATTACTATCTTCTATTCACTATAATTATATATAAGTGAATATATGTAGTTTTACAAAGTCCGATACATTCTACTATCTTTAACATATCTATAATTGTGTAAATGAAAGGAGGATATTATATATGGCTGTTTCAGTTCAGAAATATATTAAAAATATGGCAAAATCTGTAGCTTATACAACTTCAGATGTATTGCAAACTAAGTTTGAATATGTTAAAGAATTTAAAGACGAGAATAAAGAAGTCTTTAAAGAAGTTTATCATTCTGTACATGATTATAGAACTACATTTGCCAGAGTGAAAAAAGCTATTACAAATAATAAAATAATAGACGCTGCCAGAGTAGGATATGATTCTGTTCTATATAGTATTACTACCGGTGATTTCTATGCAAAGAATAGAGAAAATGAAATATCCGAAAAATATGGTGGTGCATTATTTGAAGAGTTTGATATCGATGATGACGACTTCAACTGGGACAATGAAGATGTTTCTACCGGTGAAAAGGTTATTGCTACAGCTGTTAAAAAGAATAGTAAGATTAATACTGCTCTAACAGTTGAAGCAATTGCAAAAACTGGTAAAGCACAAATGGATGTCGCAAAAGAAAACACTATGTTGTTATATACTCAAAACGAACGTATGTTAAATAAGTTAGATACTGGGTTTGAGAATGTACTAGGTTTTCTTAAGCAAAATGGTGAACAAACTGCCAAGATTCAAAATCAAATGAATGAGAATCTTAATAAGTTTATGACCAATGTGGATAATAATGTAGCGAAATTAACTGCACAAATGGATGAACTTCTTAAGATGCAGAGAAACATGTATAATCCTCAGAAACAAGAAGAACAAAATAAAAGAGCTGGATACGACGATCTTATTAGTCGTGGCGGTGTATTGAATATTAGAGAGTATGCGAAGCATGTTAAAAGACAAGCTTTTAATACATTAAATAGTTTGACAGGTAATGGTCTTAGTATGTTACTTGGTGATACAACAGGTGAAAATTCTAACTTGTTAGCACAATTTGCTGCTACACCATTTAGAAGTACTATGACTACATTAATGAATAAAGCACTTGGTGCTAGATTCGATAAAGCTGCTGCTGAATTAAATACCACCTTAGCAGGAATTATTCCATCATTAATTGCAAAGATGAATAATGCTGGTAAGAAAAGTGATAATGGTATTATGGGTTTCTTAGGTAAGATTCTTGGTATCAAAGATAAATCTAATGAAACTATTAATCCAGGGGCATATAATAAAGGTGCTATTCCATTTGATGGAATAACCAAACGTGCAATTACAGATGTAATCCCATATTATTTAAGAAAGATGACGTCTGCATTAACTGGTGGACAAGAAATGACATATAACTATGAATCTGGTAGATGGATGACTGTACGTTCATTATTAGCAGAGCATAAAAATGTCAATGAGTCTGCATTAAATAGTACCACTTCAACATTACTTAGTATTCTTGAAAGTAATATGAATGGTCGTAGATTGAGTAACTCTTTCGAAAATAAAAAAGATTATGATAGTTTCATGAATGCTCTAAGACAGTATGCTAGTCGTGTTCAAAATGCTGGTGGTGATGTCGGTTCTATTAAAGAATCAGATCTTAGAGGTGCTGAAAGAGAAGTTCATGAAGCATTACGACATGTTCTTCAAATATCTTACGGTGGATATAATAACGCTGCTTATAAGGGTGATAGAAGATATATAGAAAGAGATGGAAAGAGAATTGAATCTGGCTTAGGAAGAAGTGCAATTAGCACTTTAAGTACTACTGTCAGAGAACAAATTAAATCTCAAAATTCTACAATCAAGAGTATCAATGCTGGTAACTCTATCTTATATCAAATTGATGCTGAAGGATTAGCAGGTGTTGACCCTAAGAACTTCTTAGGAAAAGCAATGCAATATAATCAACATGGTGATATGACAGATAGATATGTTCAAGAATTACCGATGTCTCAATCTTTACTTCGTGCAAAAGATGAATATGGTTATACAATCTATAACTATTTAAGAGACATGGGTGGAAGTCTTAGATTCATCAAGGCAAACTCTATCTATCTTGCTGGTATTGAAGGTCTTGGAAATTTAGTAGCTTCAATTAATACTTCAAAACGTGGTAGAAAAGGAAGAAAATCTACACCAAGTCCATCTCAGGAAAGTTGGAATAAGCTATTCAATGCATCTTCTAATCAAGAAGTAAAATACGATAATAAGAAAGATGAAAAGTATTCTCATACTTATTATCAAGACCAATATAAAAAGAGTGTTGATAATTCTGAAGAATCTTATAAGAGAAGTATTCAAAATGCTAAGAAGAGAGCTGCTGAAAAAGGAAGAAGCTTTGAAACTGCTACTGGTACTGATTTCCGTAGTGCTGATGATGAAATCGGATTAGCAAGAATCATGATGGGTGCTGAAAGCGATATTGTCGCTGGTGCAATCGTAGAAGAAGAAAAGAGAAAGAAACAAGAGTCTGATGAAAGATGGAAGAAGTTAGAAGATATTTTTGGTTCGGATCGTGCTAAGAAATTTAGAGAAGCTTCGAATAAATTCAATAAAGAAGAAACTCTAAGTAAGAATATGGAGAAAGTAAAAGACCAAGGCTTTGGTGCTAACTTAGTAATGTTTACTAAATGGGCAAGCGATAAAGTAGGTAAGCCTGGAGATTTAATGGCAGATAATCTTCTTAAGATAGATTATTGGCTACAGAAAGTAATCTATGGTGAAGACTTACGACCAGAAGATCAAAAAACATCTTTCTTCGGACATATTAAAAAGGAAATCAAAGATGGCTTTACTCTAGTATCTGACAAAATTTCAGAAACCTTTGATAAAGTGAGAGATAAAATAAAACCTTATCTCGAAAAACCAATGAATTTCTTATTCGGTAAACCAAATTCTGATGGAATTCGAGAAGGTGGTGTATTCGGTGGATTCATCGGAGGGGTTCAAAAGGGTCTTCGAAAGAATGCCGATGACGTAACAAAATATGTAAAGGAACAAGCTGCTGAAAAAGCAAGAAAACTAAAGTCTTCTCTTAAACCGGAAGACCGTGAAGACGACGATGACGATGATACTGGTTATTCTAGTTCTACAACTTATTCTTCTAGTAGTAGTGGATCAACTCCATTAACAAACAAACAACGATATGCAGCAAAACGTAATCAATATCTAAATAATTTACCAGACGACATTTATGCAATAAATACTAAAGTTCAATATGGTGCTATGCGTAATCGTCAAAAAAATCAATATGAAAGTTTTGCTACAGATGCTGAAAGAGCTGAGTCAAAACAAAGATTAATTAACGAATTATCTACCAAGATTCAAAATCAAGAGAATGCTATTGCTTATTATAATAATCTATGTGAAAAGAAAGAAGACCTGAAAGACAGATTATATGAAATTCAATCAGAACTTCAAACAAGTTCTGGAGATACAAAAAATGAACTTGAATCTGAACGTGAAAATATAAGAAAACAAATTCAAGAATTAGATAAGCGAATTAATTCTCAAACACCAGTTATTTCGAAAACCAAAAAGAACTTAAAAGAAAATAAGAAAAAATTACAAAAGATTCAAAGTTCTGTAACCAGAATAAAAAGAATGGCTGTTGGTGGTGTTAATAAAACCGGACGACCATTCCAATCTGTATTATCTGCTGGTGAATTACATAATGGTGTACCTGTTCCATCTATGGGTATTTATACAGTTAATCCTGGTGATGTTATTGTTAACCCAGCTGATAGTTCTACTAGAATGAAGCAAGCAACTGCAGAAAAGAATTATCTTAATAACATTAGAAGAAATGCAGAAGCAAATGATAAATTAACCGCAGCTCCAGAAGAAACATCAAAGAAAGATGACAAAAACGCCGAAGAAGATGCTAATAAAATGGCAGAGCTAATGACAAATAGAGACTGGACTACTTTAACCAGTAAAGAACAAAGAGCAGAGTTCTTAGGAAATGTTGCTTCTAGAGGTCTTATTGGTGGTGGATTAGGTCTTCTTGTTGGCGGTCCTTTATTAGGTGCAGCTGTTGGTGCAGCATCTTCATTAACAAAATCTACTGATGCTTTCTCTAGTTTATTGTTCGGTAAAGCAATCAAGGATAAAGACGGAAATGTAAAAGTAGATGAAAAAGGAAATATTGAAAGAGAAGATAACGGTCTTGTTAGTAAAGAAATTATGAAGGCAATGCCGGATGTAAAGAAATTTGGTCTTGGTGGTGCACTTGCTGGATTGATAACTCCTCTTGGTCCAATCGGTGGTATTATTGCAGGTTCTGCATTAGGTTTTGCTAAGAATTCTGAAATGTTCCAAGGTTCTCTGTTTGGTGATGGTGGTGTATTCTCAGATAAAAATATCAATAAGATTAAAAAAGGTGCTAAAAATATTGGTGCCGGTGCAATCATTGGTGCTCTTGCATTGCCTGGCCCATTTGGTCTTTTAGGTAACGCTCTTATTGGTGCAACTGCAGGTTATATTACTTCTACTGATAAATTTAAAGATGCTTTACTTGGTGAAAAGATTGATCCTAATGATCCTAATAGTAAACGTAAGGGTGGTATTGTCGGCAGAATCAAGATGGAAATGGTTCCATTAAAAGATTTCGGAATGCATCTTCGTGATAATATTATGGATGAGATATTTGGTAAAGACGAGGGTGAAGGTCGTAAAGGTGGTTTATTTGGTGCTATCAGAGATAATATGGTTACTCCACTTATCGAAGGTAGTAAATCCGTATTCCAATCTTTATCAAATAGTGTTTCTGATATGGCTCATTTACTTGGTGATACATATAAGAAACTTAGAGCAAGATGGGCTGGAAATGATTTCTTTGGTGGAGCAATTGAAAAACTTGATTCTCTATCAGGTGGTCTTATTAAAGGTGCTGGTAGTATTGGTAGAGCAATGACAAAACCATTTAGACTTCTCGGTGAAGATGGTATTGGTGGTGCACTTACTGCTGGTAGAATTAGAAAAGGTACAGAAATTGGTAAGACTGCTAGAGAAAGAATGATTTTCAGAACAAAGCATAAATTAGGTCAAGAAGACAAATTCTATAATTCTGATAAGGCAATGTCTAATATGTCTCAAGATGACTTAATGGTAGCTCAAACTCTATTACAATTTGGTGATAGTAAAGATAATATTGATAAAGCAAGAGATGAAGACTATAGAGTTCTTGGACAGTCTTTAAGAGAAAATCTAAGTAGATCTGATACTAAAAAAATTATCAAGATGATTAAAGAAGGAGATATTGCAGGTGCTCAAAGATTTGCTAGGACCAGAAAAGTATCTGATGAAGCAAAGTCAAATGTAGCATCTATGATATCTAGACATCAGAATAAACTTGATCAATATAAGAAAGCTAGTGACAGAATTAATAACTCTGGTAAAACTGCTCAAGAGTTATTAAATGAAATTGGTTTGAATGTAGATACAAGTGATGCTTCCTCTGTAAGATACATGCAAAAGCAATTACAAAGAGAAATTGCTCATAATAATGCTGGTTTAACAGATGAAGAAATCGAATATGATAAGGTTAGAGAAATTTGGGCTGACCCAGATAAATCTCCTTTGAAGAATGTAAATACTGGTGTATCTGGAATTCTTGACCAATTAAAAGGTATCTATGCTGAAATCAAATTAGGTAATGAATATGATAAGTTATCGAATTCTGAGAAAGCAGAATATAATAGTAAAGATGATTATATTAATAAGAACAAAGCAAAACTAGCAGCTGAGCCTGAATCCGAATCTGTTGAGAAGACGAATATTGGTAAAGCTGGTAATTTAGCAGATGCTGTTCGTGTTAATCCACAGACAAATCTATATCAAAAAATGAAAGCTGTAAAAGATCAAGAAAAGATTAAACATCTTCGTGAGATTGCTGATAGAGGTGTTAGAATGTTTAACAACGCTATCATTGCAGAACTTAATGACCCTGAGAAAGTAAAGATTGATATTGAAGAACAATTCGGGGAAGGTAAAGATGAGTATTCTCCAGCGAAAGCAATTAAAAGAGAAATGACTATCGAAAAGTTTGAAAAGACTTATACTTTCACAGTTTCTTATATCTGTACAAATAAGGGTGATATTAAAGTTCCAACTGATCAAGAAGAAGATTTTGAACAAAATAGAGACCAATTCGTTAGTGATTATATGGAACGCTTTATGCCGAAAGAAACTGCTATTGATAGAGCATTTGATAAAATTCCTAGTCTTACATTCGGAAACATTATTAAGAGTTCTATTAAAGCTGCTGGTGTATTAGGTATTGCTAGTTTGTTCCCTCTTGGTGCGGTGGTTGGACTTCCTGCATTAGGTGCTTTAAAAGTTGGTAAATGGGCAGCTAAGAAATTCGATGTCAAGGGTAAAATAAAACGTGCTAAGAATAAATTAGTTCGTGGTATCAAACACAAACTAGGCTCTCATGAACTAGATATGGATTCAAAACATCAACAAAAGAAAGATGAAAAATATAGAAGTAAAGCTAGAAAAGAACTACTGAAAGCAATTGATAATGATGACCCAGCGTTGAATGATTTGTCTAATGAAATGTATGGTTCTGATTATCAAGACCTAAGTGAAGATGAAAAGAAAGAAGTTAACCATCAATTCATTGAAAACTATGTATCTGGTAAACGTTCTAAACAATTAAGCGGTCATGGATTTGTCGGTAATATAAAAGCTGCTGGTCGAAACATCAAATCTGGTGTTAAGAATGCAGTTGCAGGTAGTTTGAAATTTGTTAAAGCTAAGAAAGAAAAAGCTCAACAAGAAGAAACATTCCTTGGAAAGTTTTTTGATAAACTTGATAAATGGAACTTAAAAAGAGAAAGAAAACTTGTTGATGGTAAGAAAGACAGTAAGCTAGCAAAGATTCTGAAATGGTTATTTGTTGGTGGTATTGCTGCTCCGATTATCGTAGGTTTCGTAAAGAAAAAAATAGTTCCAGCTGTTCAAGAAAAGATGGCTCCATGGCTGAAGAAAGTTGGCCAAAAAGTTATCGGTGTTAAGAATGAAACTACTGGTGAATATGAAGGTGGCGTTGTATCTGGCATTGTAAATCCAATTAGAAATTTCTTTAAAGATAAATTCAAAAATGTTCACGATTGGTTTACTAATGATGGTAAATACAAATCTAGTGATAAAGGTATGATTGGGCTATTAAACAACATTAAAGGTATTGGTGAATATGTTGTTGAACTTTGGAAAACTGGTGCGACTACAATTTATGGTGAGTGGCTTCCTAAGATTGTTGAAAATGCTGGTAGAAACTTCTTACCTACGCTTTATAATTATTTTAAAGGACTATTTGAAGGGCTTGGAGATATATTCAATGGTAAAGGTAAAAAAGATCTTGGAACCGATTTAACAATTGCTGAAGCAGGTGGTGAAACTTCTTCTCAAGGTAAAACTGTTATGTTAAATAACGGGTTTGGTAAAAAAATAGCCTTAACTGTCCCTGCAAATAAAAACAAATATAAGTTCAATTTTGATACAAGTATTAAGCGTACAGCAAATGCTGATGGCACCGCTACATTTGAAAATGATAAGACTGGCCAATCTATTACAAGTGAAAAGATTGATGATAAGGATATGTACCTGTCCGGTAAAAATAAAGACGATGTTAATATTTATGTAAAGAATGGTACAAATAAAGCTTACATCAAGGATGAAGAAACCGGTACCTATATTCCTCTTACTGAATACCAGATGGCTATGAACGAAGCTGCCACCAATAATGATGTCATAAAAGACTATCAACAAAAAGAAGCCAATAACCAACAACAGGCTGGTTATGCTGTTGAAGATAGTTCTAAGACTGCTGGAACTATTGGAGAGATAATGGGAAAGAGTATCTTTAATCTTAACAACTTAAAGACAATTGGTGGCGAAGCAATCGAAGAAGGCTTTAAAGTATTCAAAAAAGGTGGAGCAAAGAAAGCTGCTAAAACAGCAGTGGAAATGTTATCTCCTAGTGCTGGTATATTCAGTTTAGCTAAAAAAGGTCTTACTTTCTTCAAAGCTATTCCTAAGCTTGGGGCATTTGGAATTAGAGCAGGCTCTAAAATGACCAAAGGCTTACAAGAAAAACTTCAGACGGCTCTTTATAAAAAAGCAAAGAATATACCTGGGAAAGTAAAAAGTCTTGGACGAAAGATAAAAGGATTCGGAAAATGGGCAGCAAATACCAAAGCTGGTAAATGGGTTGGTGGCAAAGCCAAAGGACTAGCAGGTAAAGCAGCTAAAGCTGGTAAATGGATCGGTAATAAGGCCAAAGGACTAGCAACTAAAGCTGGTAAATGGATTGGCAATAAAGCCAAAGGAATAGCAGGTAAAGCTGGCAAATGGATCGGCGGTAAAGCAAAAGGTCTTGGACAAAAAGCTTCAAATGCATTTAAACGCTTAATGCAAAATGAGAAAGTAACTTCTCTTAAAGATAAAATTCTTAATACTGGTAAGAAAGCTAAAAACTTAGGTGAAAAACTTGGTAATAGTAAGCTAGCAACTAAAATTAAAGAATGTGTAAAAGTACTTAAAGGAAAAATTAGTGATAAACTTAAAAAAGTATTGGGACATGAAAAAGTACAAAAACTCTTAGGAAAAGTTTTAAGAAAGAATACAGATGCAATTGCTAAGGGTGCCGAAGAAGCTGTTACTGAAACAATAGAAAAGAATGCAGAAACAATTGCTAAAAAAGCAGGAAGTATTGCAACTAAACAAGCTGCAAAGAGTTTTAGTGTTATTTCTATTGTAGCTGATTTTATTCTAGGTGCTGATGATTGCAGAAATATATTAGGAATAGTAGAACAAAAACCATCTATTACAGAAAGAATTACTGGTGGTCTTATTAATAGTATCCCTTCCGTTATCGCTTCTCTTGCTGAGGTAATAACTGGAGCATCATTTGGTGCAGCTGCTGGTGTAGGCATAGCAATGTATACAGTAAGTGTTATTGCAACAGTTATTATTTCTGTAGATTCTATTAGATCGGCTATTATTGACCTTATTCTTAAATTGTTAGAATCAGTTGGTGTTGATGTTTCTGATATTAAAAAGAAGAGACAAGATGCTAAAGATGCAGTAGCTGCTTATAATGAAAAGAATGGTACTAATATTTCTATTGAAGAATATAATAATATAATGGGATATAAATCAGTAAAACGAAAAGGAGAAGAAGGAGTTGCTAACGCCTGGTCAGCAGCCTGGGGCTATGACTCCGGAACAAAGAATGATATTAAAGACAAAACTTCTGAAGCTAAATTGAATAATAAAAAGTCTGATAAAACTAGAAAGAAACTTGCTACGATATTCTCATCTATTTGGCAGTCATTTGGTAAGTCTGATTTTAATTACTATGCTGAAGATGAAGATGGTAATGAATTATCTGGTAAAGAAAAACTTAATGCAAACCAACTGAAATTTGAAAATCTTGCATCTGAAATTATTATAAGTTTGGTTACATTATTAGATCAAGCTGATCCAGAAGTAATTAGTGATGTATATAGTAATTCTCATGATTTTGTAGGATTTGTTGATTCTAGAAACAGATTGAGAAAAGTGTTTAAGAAGGGTAAAGAAGACCCAACAACTCAATTTAATATAGATGAAGAACATGCAAGTTGGAAACGCATTAAAGCAATTGCCGGTGTATGTGCAATTATCAATGAAATCTTTGAACCTTTAAACGATAAAGCAACTGTAACCGGAATTGTTGTATCTAAAATGATTCCTGCTTACTTTACTTCTAAGGGTAGTGACAGTGATGTAATTGACTGGGCTAATGAAAATACAGACAATAGTGTTTATAATTTAAATATGACTCAGTATGACACTGACGAATCTAACTATATTGGTGCTCAAGCTATAGGCTCTGAAGTAGCATCCGCAACAGAAGGGGTTACAACAAATGCGAATGCTAATAGCAAATTATCCCCTATCAAAGGAAAATTAGCAGCTATATTTGGAAAAGGTAAGAATCTAGTATCTAATATCGGTGATAAAGTAAAGGATAGTCCATTTGGTAAAATTGGAATGAAGTTATCTGAAATTATCGATAATGCGATTAGCTCAATAACTGGTGGATTTGAAAATGTAGAAGATATGTTTAAGAATCTATCTAGTAAAAATAAGAGTACAAATGAATCTATTGATGCTTTATCATTACTCCCAATTGATAAGAAGTATTGGAAAATTAGTTTGGATAAAAAGAATCCGTTCTTAAGTTCAATCTTTAACTTTATGGAATCTATGAACAGAGTTGTTAAAGCACCATTCGCATTAGCAGCAGCTTCGTTGGGTTCAGGTTTGGATACGATTTCTAGTAACGTATCTGAATCTTCAGGTAATTCCAATACAAGTAACAATAATAATTCCGGTGACGGTTCTGATAATACCAACACAAATTCATCTTCTTCTTCCGGAACTAAATCTGGTGGAATACTAAGTAAACTTGCAAAAGCTGGTAAGTCTATTGGACAAAAGGTAGTAAGTGCATTTAAAGGTTTATTTGGTAAAGGTCGTGATGATACAGATGATGAATCTGGTTATGGTGATGATCCGTACCATATTTATCAAAGAGATTATAAAGGTTCTTTCCATACAACTGGTGATTCAGAAAGTCAGACAATTGCAGATTCCGGATGTGGTCCAGCTGCTGCAGCATCATTGTTAAGAATGTATGGTAAAGACGGTGACATGAATAATGCTGTTAACTATGCATTGAATAATAAATACAAAGAAGTAGATGGTGGTACGTATCCACAATACTTCAATGATTATTTGAATAAGAATGGTATTAGTACAAACTCTGATGCTGATAATAATGATGTCGTTGATAGCTTAGTTCATAATAAACCTGTAATTCTTATGGGTAGAGATTCAACCAATAGTGGTAAAACACCTTATGGTTCTAAATATTCTCACTACGTTGTAGCAAGAGGATTAGATAAAGATGGTAATGTAATTGTAGAAGATTCTGAAGATAAAAATGGTTCTACAAGATATAGTCTTGCTGATACACTTAAAAATTCTTCAGTTCGAATTACTACTGGTAAAGGTCGTTATGGTAGAGCAAAAGACAATGTTATGGATAGTTACGTTGGTGGAGTTAACTCTGTAATGTCAGCTGCTATTTCTAATATTATTGGTAATGTAGCTAATAGTATAACTCTTAGTAGTGGTTCAACAAAATCTACTGGTAACAATGCTGCAAATAAAGTTGCTGGTACTAAAGGTGTTAATGGTAAAATTGCTAAAGATGATGACGTTAATACATCTTGTGGATATACGGTTGATCAACTTAAAGCAGCAATTAGTAGTATTAATCCAGGATGCTCTGCATTACAATTCCCTGAAGCTGCAATCGCAGTAGAGCAATCTAAAGGTGTTAATGCATTGTTTACAATTGCAGTAGCAGTTCAAGAACATGGTTGGGATGGTCCAGTTGGTGTTAATACAACTGGAGGAAACTATGGTAACTGGAATGTATTTAATATTGAAGGAAGTCCTAACTCATCTAATGGTCGTTGGAAAGATTATAATGATTTAACTGATGCTTTTAGTGCCTTTGGTGATTTGATTATGGGTGACGGTTATTATGGAAATGGTTTAACTACACCTGAAAAAATTGGTGGTAGATATTGTCCTCCTGGTGGTGAAAATGCAGGATATGGTCCATGGGGTGAAGCAGTTTGTAAAGTTGCAGCTATTATCGCTGATCATATATCTGGCTCAGGACGTGGTAAGAATGATAGTATTATTCGTCCTACATTTACTAAGAAATTCTTAAATAACGTTACTAGTACAATTAGTTACTATACAAATAATGTATTATCTAGATTAGGTGCAACCTCTAATAGTTCTTCCGGTTCTAATAACACAGGAACTGTTTCTAGTGGTAGTGCAAATGTTGATATTGATGCATCTACTACAATTGTCTGTGGTGACTCCATTACATGGGGTTTAGGACAAATAACAAGTCTGAAAGAAAGAGCTATGGGTGTTGTATCTGGTACAACTGATATCAACTGCCAAGGTAGTATGAGTCAAACATATCAATCTCAATTTAAAGCTCATAGCGACGTTATTAAAAATGCAAAAGATGCTATCTTCTTCTGGGGTATGAACGAAGTATTTATTGATATGGATAAAGAAAGCTATTTTAAACGCTATCAAGAATCCATTGATACTATCTTAGGATATGGTGGAAGAAACACGAGTAATACAAATGTTTATATCTTAACTGTAATCTGGGTACCTGATAATTCAGGTTATGGAGGCAGTTTTAACGCTGCTGCTGTAGAAAAGTTTAATGAAACTTATATTAAACCATTTGCTCAAAGTAAAGGCTATACTTTAATTGATATTTATGAAGATTCTAAAAATGTTCCCCATGAAGCTGGTAACGTTCACCCATCTGACTATCAAAAATTATATGAGGTTATTAAAGCTCATACAAATGGTAATAGCAGTGTATCTGCTACTTCCGAATCGGAATCTGATGACGATTCAACAACTGAAGAATCTGGTTCTGGGCGTGGTCGTGCTGTTGCAGATAGAATCAGTGAATTAAAGGGAAACATAAACAAACATATTGTTCTAGGTAGTAAGAAGTCTAGAAAGTTATTAGTTACTGGTAAAGGTTATGGCGAAAATCTACAAAAACCATTTATCGGGAATAATGGCATGGAAATTGGTGAAACTATCAGTGACTGGAATTATGTCAAGAAAGCCCCTTGGTGGGATAAATTTAAAAAATATATTAAAGTTGGTAGACTTAAGAAAAAACCAACAAACAATGGTACTGTACTACGTTCTGGTAGAGGTATAGAGGGGATTGATAGTGCACTTGAAAAAGCTAAAGAAGCAAGTAAAAATGATAATGCTGAAGTTACAGAATCTGATGTAATTTCTGAAAACGATACAAATGAAGAAACTACTGATGAAACTACCACAGATACCTCATCAAATTCTTCTTCTAATTCTCAAGCAACCGGATTAATAAGTCTATTAGGACAGTATTCAAATGCTCTGACTAGAGGTGTATTTGGTGATTTCTATGATGCATTATATGGTGATACTCAAGTTCAAGGTGTTAATAATAATCAGGGAATAACTGGTAGTTTGACTGAAGGTACTGCTGAAGAAAATATGAAGAGTATATTTAAATATATGAAATCTCAAGGATTTAGTGATAATCTTGCAGCAGGTATTCTTGCAAATATTAAAGCTGAATCTGGATTCAATCCTCATATCTTATATGGCGGTGCTACTGGTACGGTAATGGATGATCAAAGTCATGCATATGGACTCATTCAATGGTGTGGTTCTGCAGCAAGAGCTTGTCTATATAACTGGTGTACTGCAAATAACTGTGATCCTGATACACTTGATGGTCAAACAAAATGTGTAGTTGCACAGATTAAAGGTATTAATCTTGAAGATGAAGAAAATGCAGAGAATGCTTCTAAATTTAATGGTCAAACTGGTGCCGGTACAATGACATATAATTGGCAGTTATTTAAAGCTAGAGGCTCATTTAACACATTTAATTCATATTCTCTAGAAGAAGCTACTAAACTTTGGTTAGAATGTGCAGAAAGACCTGAAAATATAAGTGCAGCACTTGCATTGAGAGTTGGTTATGCTAAAGAAATATTAGAAGCTTGTACTAGTGGTAGTGGACATGGTATTATTAGAAAGGCAACATCTAAAAATAATAAATTAGGTTCAGGTCGTGGTAAATTATATAGTCCTATAACATCTACTACTGATATTTCAAATGCAATATCAACAGCAGTTAGTAATGCAACAAAACCTAGTAGTTCATCTTCTTCATCAAGTTCTAACAGTTCTGATGATTCATCATCAACCGATGCAGAAGACGAGGAGACTACAGATGATAAAGAATCAGAAGATACCGATACTTCTACAAGTAGTTCATCTTCTTCATCTGGTAGTACAACTGGTGCTAAATCTCTGTTAAGCAAACTTGCTACTTATACAAAAGCCACTATCAAGGGTGTATATGGTAATTTCTATGATGCATTATATGGTAGTGAAGTAGAAGAAAGTTCTGGAAATGATAACGGAGGTTATACTGACGGTAGTGGTGTAATATATGCTGCAGCAATGGTATTTGAAGCTATGGGTCGTGCTAATCCGACATTTGGATATTGCTATTGTGGCGGAAGAGTATTCGATCTTGAATGTAGAGATGGTAAAAAACTTGAAAAGGTTAGACCAGACTGTTCTGGCATGATGTCAGCTGTAGCACAATATATGGGTTATTATACATACCCTTCTGATAAAGCTTCATATACTGATACATACCACGGTTTAGGCTATAATGTAACTAGTTTCTGGGCACAACGTATATGTGATAAAGACGGTAATGTAAGTCCAGATTGGGAGTATAAGAATTTTGATCCAAATGATAGGCAACCTGGTGATATGATCATTAGAGATGACGTAGGTCATATTGATATGTATGTATTTACTGATACTAATGGCAGAGTTAGAGGGTTTAATGCTGGTTCAGGTGGGTTTTTCCCTGACGGGCATTGCGATTCCGAAGGTAGTGGTATTGAAGATTCGTATAAATTAGGTAAATATTATCTTGAACACGGAAATCAATTACCTACAAATGATGGCAGTATGGGTGCAACAACTATACAAGACAATGAAGCATTATATGTCGTACGTTATAAAGGTAATAGTGGATCTGGTAGAGGTAAAGGTCAAAATAAAAAAAATATTTCAAATACATCTACGAATGGATATAAAAAAACAAGTATTAATAATGGAGGTCACATTAAAAAAGTTCCATGGTCGGTACAACAAAATATAGATAAAATCGGCAGAGAAGGATTAAAAGCATATAAAAATCAAACTGGTAGAGGTATATTGAAATCATTGGATGATGTTAAACAGAATAGTATAAATACAAAATTATTCTCATCATCAAACAATTCATCATCATCCAATATTAGTTCTACAAATAGTCATAATTTATCAAAATCGTCATATATTAGTGGAAGTACATTAACATCTAATACATCAATAGATTTAGGACAATTGATAAATCTAATAGGTATTATAGCAAATAATAGTGATAAAATAGATACAGTATTACAGTTGTTAGGTGCTATTGCAACTAATACTGAAAACACAACTACAGCTGTTACAAACAAAAACAACAAACCATCTAATACTGGAGGAAATGGATTATCTGCATTGAGAAATGCTCTTGATTCAAACAGTTCTGGTATAGATATTGCTAAAGCTGTATATCAAATTGCTCAAAACTAAAAGTTATGAGGACTGGGTAATTCCAGTCCTCATATTTTTGTATCTAGAACATTAGGATAAAATAACAAGAAAGGAGAAAATATCATGGCAAAAAAAACAACAAAAACAACCACATGGATGAGACTGATTAGAGGTAATAATTATGCTAGATTTGCATATCAAAAAAGTCTTAATAATGGTGGAGTATATATATTAACAAAAACTCAAACTAATGTATTTTCCGACCCTGCAACTGCTAGAGGTAATTCTGTATCTTCAGAAAATTCAAATGCAATGTTAATTATAAAAATGAATTATGCAGCGGCTGTTGTTGATAAAAGTATGGTATCAGGTAAAATTGCTGTAAAAATTAGATGTGGTAATAAATATGGTTGGGTTTATCTCGGAAAAGTTGAAGCTACAGGTAGTAGTTCAGGAACTTCATTTACATGGAAAGCTGGTCCATATATCTCAATGGGTATAACTGATGGACACGTTAATGATTATAGTGGGGTTTGGTATGATTCCGCTGGTAGTTATTCATCACTAAACGCTACGGATTCAACACTAAATAAAGATGCTACCGTAAAAATTAATGATAGTAGTGTCGCTGCTGCAGAAGACACAACAGAAGCTAAAGATGAAGCAACCGCTAGTAGTATATTCTCTAGTAATGATAGTGCTAGTAGTAGTGAAATAAATGTTACATACGAATATGCAGTAACAGTTAGTCCATATACTTATATCTATAATATGGCAGATTATACAAAGAATAATAGTTATGAAAACTATGCTAAATCTAATACAATTCAAAAGGGTATTGACTATAGTAAGTTAAGGTTTGTATTTGGAATTCCATATCAATATCTTCCTACTACAGATTGTAGAGTCGGGAATAACTATACAACTTCTCTTGAACAAACCGGCTATGAATTTGCTGAAAAAATTGTTTCTAGAATGCCACTACTATATGTTACCCCTGGTAATACATCATTCATGGGCGGTACAACTGAAAACTATAGAACTGCTTTATTAGGCTCGCTTGGAGATAGAGCACCAGGTGCTCTATCTGCAGAAGATGCATTAACAGAAACTTCCCTTGAAACAATGCTTGGAGAATATAATGGTAAACTTTATACAATCATGCCAGCATATACAGAATATTTTAAATATGTAAATCCTTTATGCAGAGCTGGTGCAATCTTCTTAGATATTGGTGAAATGTCATTTGATAGTGAAGATGGTAGTGGTAGCGATAAATTCAGGAATTTCAACTGGGGTGTTAACGAAGGTATTGCATATGAAATTTGGGAAGATGAAGAAGACACAGAAGATGAAGAAGTAGAAGATGGCGAAGAAGATTCAGACAACAAAGAACAAAATGACGAAAAAGCAGATAAAGATGAAAAGTCTGATGAGGATAAAACAGAAGAAGATGGGGAAGAGGAAACTGAACCTAAGAAAGCTAAATTTGAAGAAGACTATTCAGAATTCTTTACATCATCTTTCTCTAAACTTAGTGAAATTATATCTGATTTTGAAAGTAGATTATATTATGGTAACTCTATTGCATTTTATATAAATTCAGATTCTTCTTTTACAGACTCATTTGGTAACGAAACTACAGAATCTTCATTATCTACTACAATCAATACTTTATCAGATAAAGCAAGAGAAATCCAATTCTTATTGGGTACATCTCGTCAAGCAGTTGGTGAAGCATTTGATAAAGTAGATGGTACATTAAGTGCAATTAAAGATCAAATCAATTCTATTGTAGAAAAGGTAGCAGGAGGTAACTCTATCTTTACTACCATTGCAAATAGTGTGAAGACAATCGTATCAGGTGGTCGTATGTTATTCCCACAAATTTGGTCAAATAGTACATTCTCTAAATCATATAGTATCTCTATTAAGTTAACTACACCAAATACAGATAAAGTATCTTGGTGGTATAATATCTATGTACCATTATGTCATCTTATGGCACTTGTATTACCTCGGTCAGAATATGTAAACTCATACACAACACCGTTCCTAGTAAAGGCATTTTATAAAGGAATGTTTAATATTGATATGGGTATTATCACAGAAATGACATTTAATAAAGGTAAAGAAGGTTCTTGGACAAAAGATGGTTTACCAACTGTTGTTGATGTAACTTTCTCTATTCAAGACTTATATAGTACTATGGGTATGACGTCTACAGAAAGTATGTTTAAAGGAAAGACACTTCAAAACGTTGCAGAAATGGACTATGTTGCAAACTTATGTGGTATTAATATCAATGAACCTGATATCTTTAGAATGATTCGTTTATGGTGTGCATTCAATATTGAAAACAGAGTATATGACTTTATTCCTAATCTAGAACTAGGAGTTGAAAAATATCTTCATAATAGAATCTTGAATGTTTATAACAATTTCTGGTTTTAAATATATAACTATATAGTAAAGATGTAATCCAGAGATTATATCTTAGCTCAATAGTGAGTTTCTTGACTTTGTCGGTATTTGTGTCTCCTAGAATTCCTGGTGGAGAAATCTACCAGGAATTTATTTTTAACAAATATATAACTATATAGTAAATGAATGGCGTGGTTTACTGTTCATTTGAGATTCACCTTTCTATTTGTGTTTTGGAATTTCTGATTACAGCAAGTATTGCCTGTCGGGTTATGCTCGACAGGCAGTCTTGTCGCAAAATTAACACAGCTTAAACAATTAGATAAAAGGAGGTGCTTGTATGTGAGTAACCTAAAGAAAAAGATGAATGAATATCAAAATAAGTACGGAGATATACCACTAAATTACAAAGAACGTCTAGATTGGATGTGTGATAGATATAGATTGAGCATCGAAGATATGGATTTCATTCTATTTGAAAAAGAAAGACGAATGAATTCTTTATATTATACGAATCTAAAAGTAATATTATATCAAGTACCTCAAGGTGCGAAAAGACCAAGATATAGATTTACAGTGAATCGAAAGAATCTTATCACATCAGCAATTACAAATCCTGGTAAATATTGATCATCAAGATCAAGCTCTTTTCTATAAGTTTCAATTGCTTCTAAGGCAGAATTAAATTTTCTTCCTTCACCTTCAACATGGATTTGCC